CTCCCGACGCTGATGACCACCACGGCAACCGATTCCCCTTGCTCTCCTTGATGTTGAATGGCCGGCACTCACTGTCAGCCACAACCCAACTGTCGGGGCAATCGTTCAAATAGACGCGGACCCGTGGCGGCGTAGCGTCTGGCAGCTCTGTGGCGTTTTCATATTCTGTTGACGATTGGTCCCGGCCAACCTCGGTCACCGTCTTGGCTGAGCGAGCTGGCTTTAGGTCAAACTCAATGTACTTAGCACCGTTCTCGCTGCTGACCTTCACATCCTCGCGGGACCACTGGCTCGGGTTGTCGGTGTACACGCCAGTGTTGAACCACACTGAAATCGCGGAGTAGTCGGGCCAGTAAACATCAGCGGACCTGCCGTCGATCGAGCCGCTGAATCCCTTGATCATGCGAGTGCCGCTGGCCTGCAGGCCGCCGTAGCGACGATTCTCCGCTGACTTCTTTACGTCGAAGTCCGCACCCTGCCAGTAGGTTCCGTAAAGATACTTCTGCCGGCGTGTGCTTCGGCTCGAGCCCTCGCCGTAGACAATGTTGTCATATTGATCTAGGCCGGTATCCGTGAAGCCCTTTGAGCTGTTGCTCCCGGTGTCGAGCATGTAGCCGAGCGGAAGAGGCGAGAACTCGCAAGCCGCAAACGCACCCTCGCCAGTGCTGCCCTCAACCCGCAGTGGAATGTTTGCAGTGAACCGCCGGCGGTCCTTGTCATATTTTGCCTTTGCCCGCTTGACGCCAGTCTCGCCCGTCCTGATCTCGGGCCTGTCCACATAGCCGGGGGTCGTGGTTCTGGCGAACTGGCTGACCTGATGCACTGCTGGCGTCCGAAACCACCTGCTCAAAGTGATTATCGTGTCATCGTCCGAGATATCTGTGATGTACGGCGGAAATTTGTTCCAAGAGAGGTAGGAGGGTCCGGCCCATCCGTTAATCGTCCCGTCGGCACTGGTAATTTCAGAGCCCGTATATCGGCACTGATCCTGATCGAGCTTGATGCTGTCGCCAACGGAAAACCCGTGGCCAGCATCGACAACGATACGGTTAGTCCAGAATTCGTAAATCGTTGTGTATTGCCCGTCGAGCGTCCCGCCGGGATGATTAGTCAGGAATCCAGTGCCGTCGGGATGTATGCCGATAACCGTGTACCAACCGCTAGCGGCGTCAAACTGGGTGCCGTCGGAGTTTTTAAAGTGCCGCCATCGCACAATGTCGCCGACGTTAATTCCGGTGGTGTCGGTAACGGGAAAATAGTTGCTGCCACCTACGGCGAGGGTTCCTGTTAGAGGGCCGCGTGAACGCTCCCAAAACTTTACGGTCGCTGTCTTACTCTCGCTGTTTTTATCGTAGTAAAGGATGTACTGATCTTCGGTGCCGTCCTTCGTCCCGTAAGTCTCATCGTCGGGAATCGTTCTCCCGTCATCATAGGTCTGGATTGCCGACGGGCTGAAGCCTTCGGTGGTGCTGGCAGCTGTGGTTGGGATGCCCTTAGCACGAAAGCCACTCCCCATCTTCTCGGTGCTTACCGCAAGCTCGGGTGTTTCGGTGTACCCGAGGCCGCCGTCGATAACATCGACGCCCACCACGTTGCCATTTTGGACGATGGCCTTTAGCTTGGCGGAACGATCCGGGGTTCCTCCGCCAGAAATCGTGATGTCTGGTGCATCGCTGTGCGAGCCACCGCCAAAGTCCACGTCGACTGTTTCAATGAACAGCCCTGACCCGGACGGCTGAATTTTCGGAGCCGCCTTCGGCGCGGAGATCCCCATCGGGATTGCGAACGATGCGAGCGAATCCGGTCGGTACAATCGCGGACTCTCGCCGTGCCCGTAGAAGATGAACATCCTACCGTGGCGATCCTCGGACACGCAAAAGTTCTTGACGGTCAGAGTCCCGTCCTCGGGCAGCTCAACCGTATCAATGATCCGCGACTCGTCGCCCTCGATGCGTCGGATCGACCACTCGTACTTGTACGGCCAAACGCCCTCTGCGATCTGCTCGGCTGTTAGCTCACGCTCCACACGAACCTTTTGGAGCCAAAGAAAATCGCCCTTGGTGCCAAAGATGGTTGCCCTGCGGTATAGGCCGTAGATGGGGTGCTCGTCCCAGAGGCCGTAGATCTTGATCAATCCCTTGCGGCAGATCAGCATGCCCGGCCGTCGAGACTGCATGTTGTTCAACACGCGCAGCTCGCCCGGACGCAGCACATACTGCGAAGCGTCTTCGTTCCAACCTAGCCAGTTCGTAATTTTCATGACAGGTCGGGCAGCTGCATGGAACGCCACCCCATAGTTCTCGCCGTTGGATAAGGACGGTGGTTTGGCTTGCCGGCCTCCGGAACGATTGCGTCACACTCCATAGCAATTCGCAGATCACGATTAAAAGCCTGCATGGCCACGCCTGCATCCTTGCCCGCGACTCTCGCGTACCACATTTCGCAAGCACTCAGGATCGCGGTGTACATCTGCGGGCTCGCATCAACCACGTCGGTGATTGCGTACCGAGTGCCCGCCGGTATTGGCGTGTTTATGTTTGAGTGGAGGATGGTTTCGTAAGGATCGTCATTGTCTCCCTCGACCGCCGGCTCAAACGGGAGCGGCGTGGCCACAATGCCGGCATCAAAATTCGATGCCGATATTGGCTTGCCGTCCGGGCCGGGGCGATCGTAAATCGTGGTGTCACTGACTGTGAGTGATGTCGCACTGTGCCACCGCTCTATCCGGCGTTCCATTATGAACGGGACGGTCGATCCGATGGGGTCTGCCTCCATGCCCGGAGAGCCAAACCGTATGTAGCTGCCGGCTACGTCCTGCGGGAACTGAGTCTTTGTGCCGGTCACCAGCATCTGTGTCCCGTCGCTGGCCATCGCCACTGTGCCATCTCTGGTGATCCGCTCGTAGCCGAGGTACTTGATCGGTCGCGGCAGTTTTCGATATGTGAAGTGGACGGTGTCGATGTCGTTTGGGATGCCGACAAACCGCACCTGATATCGGTCAGGGTTTTTGTCGCTCCGCATTATCGTGTAGTAATACGGCTCGCCGGTTCCCCTTGTGTTCACTTCGAGGTGAAGCCATTCCTGTGGCGGGATGTAGCAGTGGAGCGTTCCGACTGTCGCTGTGCTGAGCGTGTCGATGTCCTTGAGGTCTAGGGGCAGATCGTAGTACACGGCAGGCCGGGCCTTGACCCCGGACGCACTGTCCAAAGCTTTGCTGTTCACGGTGAGAACGTCACCGCTGACCTCAGTGATTCGCACCGGATGCGGGAAGTACGTCCCGCTGATCTCTATCAGCCGTCCGGGCAGGCACTCGTCAGCGTTTGCCACGCGGACCTGATTGCTCCCCTTGTTGAACGAGCAGACAGTCTCGACCGTTTTCGTGGCGAAGTGCCCGTCGCGTAGAAACCAACGCCAATCCTTGCACTGAATGACCTCGCGGTATCCGTGAATGATTGATTGGCGGACAGCTGCATGCTCCCCGTCCTGTGCTCCACCGCCTGTCGACGATAGCAGATAGGCGGTGAGATCTTGCGCTGTGTTCATTTAGGCTTCTTTTTTCGTGCGTACTTGTCGATGACCATCTCCCGTATCTCTCTCTTATTCATGGACGGGTGCCGGCGACTTTCGACAGCAGACATCTCACGCATTAGCTTGTCGCTTAAAGGCTTCTTAGATGGGGGCGGCATTTCGGTTCCCTTGTGCGTGACGGCACCAGAAACTGTCAGGTTCCGCTTTTCCGCAACACGCTTGATGTCGGCTGCGCCGTCAACCCAAGCCTCGGGATCACCAGCCCCTCGTTTGTCGGCGAGGCCGGCAGCGTAGTATTTTCCGTTCGGATTGATACCAGCTGCTCGAGCTGCTCTGATCATGCCCAGTGCCTGCCGGCGTGGCATGGCGTCGAATTGCTGATTGTTCAGCCGGCCTTCCATGAACGTCCGGTCAGTCCCTTTTACGCCGGGCGGGCTTTGCAGCGCGAGCATTTCGGCCATACGAGCGGGCACGTCTGCCGCTAGCATCTCGAGATAGTGGGATCGCACTGCGGGGCTCGCACTCGCAATGTCGAAAGGCAGATCTTCGTGACCTGTAGAGGTAGTCGAACGCCGCTTTGATCCCATCCTCGTCATCTCCTAGTAGCCCTAGACCTTTATTGCAGTTGTCACAAATCACACCGCGAATCGCACCCGTTGTGTGGCAGTGATCAATGCACAGTTTCTTTGCTTTTTTCTTGCAGATCTCGCACCTATGTCGTGCCCTTCTGTGCAGCCGGTCGCATTCTTCTGGCGTGATTCCGTATCTGTCGCGTAGATTCTTCTCACGCCAATTGCTCATTGCATTGGTGGATTGAGCTCTGGAGGAACCTGTGGTGGTGGGGCTGCATCAGGACCGCCAGCCGCCGCTGCGGCATCACCGGGTGACGGGGAGGGAAGACCCGGTGGCGCAGCTGGCGGCGGCGGTGGTGGCAGCAGGTAGGGGGTGGCGTCGATATCTAGGCTTTCCGCCCAATCCTTCATCAGAGCGTTAAACGGGTCGGGAGTTCCGGCACCAGCGAGCTGGCTAAGGATTGGCCCAAGCGTTTGCACAGCGAGCTGCATCTGCTGCACACGGCCAGCCTTGTTGGGTTTGCGCGCACTGCCGGCCTCGACTCTAAACAACAGTTCGCGTGTCAGGCTGACAATGTCTTTGCGAGCGATGTGCTGGGCCCAAGCAGCGGCACCCATCTTCCCCAGAACCGGAGCAATGTCCTGCGGCTCGAGCAGCCAGCGAGATGCCAATGCTTCCCGACGAGCCAACGTCGACATGCAGTTCTCGACCTCATTGGCCATGTTGTCTGGTCTGATTGAGACATTTTCGTTTTTGATCTCGGCCTCGGCCGCAGACCGCAGCGAGCTTCTCGTCCAACCGTAGGCGAGGTCGGACAAACCAGTACGCTTTGCGAACTGATCCATGACCGCTTCGATGATGGTCATCAAATCATTGTTGACCGGCGGCATGTTAAGGATGGAGACAACGTCATCAATCCGCCTGCCTAGCAGCTCGCTAAGCTCGAGGATTTTGAAGCCACCTTCGCTTGGCTCGAGCAGCTGGGTCTTCAGTGTCTCGTCGGCCGCTTTTTGAACCGCGACTACGGTTTCGCAGGACGTTGCCACACGAGTCGCGAGAAAAGAAAAAGCCCAGTTAAGGAATCGCAGCTCACCGATTGCCGGCTTAATGTGGCTCACGGGCCACGCATAGTTCGGCTTTCGGTGAAAGGCCAGCATGGTGTACGGCCAGCCCTTCGGGTCAACGTAGAACGGGATCGGCCAGCTCGTGCGGGTGAGCACACTCTGCGGGATGCCGAGCGTTTCGTCGACCGGCTCTTCCATCACCTCGGGCGGCAAATTTAAGGGGTAGTCGACTCCCTCGCAGATAACCAAATAGCAGTACCGGCCGGCCGCGTCGAACAGACCCTTGGTTTCCTTTGGATGATCTTTTAGTCGGTCGCCGATCCCGGTCTTCGAGTAAACCTTATAGAAGGTCACCAGCTCGTTGCTTTGGTCTTTCGTCCGCTTCTTCTTGCCGGACGGCTCCTTGCTGAGCTGGTGCGGCCGTGAGGAGTCGAGGTGCTTTTTTAGATCTTCGACCGGCACACCATAGGTAGCAGCGACCTCGTCGAGAGGCCGTGTGCATTTCCTCGCACACCACAACGAGTCATCTTCATTGTCGAAATCTGGATCAATTAGCAGGTTGTCGATCGAATCATAAAAGGATCCGACCATCCGCATCTCGGGATTCTCAGACGAGTCGGATGTGTCAAGGACAACGAGCTCGGTCCAGAACACACCGCCACCCTTGATCATCGCCTCGTCGACAACTTTTCTCGCCTGTTTTTTTAGGTCGAGCTCTACGGCTGTCCAATCTAGGTATTTATTAAGAAGCGTGGCGGCGATCTGCCGGCTTTCTCTTTCATCATCCTCGGCCTTAACAGCTTGGATGATCTGCATCTGCTCCATGCTCGGCTGACCGTCTTGGCCGAGCGGCTCGTCCAAGCCCATTGGTCCGAGCGGAATGTCCGGCGGCTGCATGACCGTGACCGTTCGCACCGGATTGCGAGCGTATATCACACTCGACATAATCTCCACGAGCTCAAAGCACTTGTTGAGCTGCATGATGAAGGCCGGCGGAGCTATGCCGCGATTAAACCCACGCTCGCCCGATGCGTAGGCATCACGCCACATCCAGTTCGTTTCGCCATCATAGAAGTTCGCGGCTTCCTTAGCATCGTCGTTGAACGGCTTCTTGTACCGTTCAGCCGACTTTAGCTTTTTACACCACGTCGCAACTATCTGGCGGAGCGGATTACTACTTTCCGGTAGGGACGTTGCCATCGGAGCCCTTCAGTTCGCGAAGCATTTTTGTTCCCTCGGCAAACTCCCAAGCACCGAGATCCTCCCATCCGTGATCGCCCTGCAAAGCAGGGTCATCGCGGTGGTGACAACTGTCATACACCTGAGCCGTTCCGTGCCGCGTAAAAGCCAAAACACTGATCGTGTCTTGTCCCGGCTTTGTAATCACAAAACCAATCGTGGGATTCTTAAACGTCCGGAAGTCTGTAGAGAAAAGAACAACATCGCCAATGCTCGGCTTGGGCATTGTCCAAGCCTTAGTTTTCGTAGCTGCCATAGTTTGGCCCTCCTGTCTGTGAACTTGCCGGCCCTAAGAATACATGACTCCGGTTGTCTCTCCCTAGCCGCTTTTTTCTCTCTTCTTGCCACTTCACCCACCACGGATCAGGCTTGCCGTTGCCGGCTGGCGGCTTGTGATATTTGGGGCGATATGCGCAAAGATATTCGAGGCACTGACAAAGATGCACCTCGCCCCGCGTGTTGGGCTTGTCGGTGACAATTGCCGTGCCGCTGACGTAATTCACCTGCTTCTTGTAACGCTTCATTTCGCGAAACAAGTCGCCGCAGGTGCCCTCTAATATCTTGATTTGCGTGGTGCCGTCCGGCCGGATGTGCAGCGAGGTCCGTGTGCTTTCCGTTCGGGCGATGATGTCATCGCAGCCCGGCAGGAATGAGCTGCCGGTGATGTGGCTGCGGATTCCTCTGGCGGCCAGCTGCTCGGTGTACTGATCGGTCGGAAGTCGACCGGAGCCAATATCCCGCAATCGACCGCCGTGGGCGTCGATAATGAAGGCGTGAAAATGGTAGTCCCTTACCTTTTTCGCAAACTCCTCGCCGAAGATCTGGGCGTTACATTGACGCAAGTATAGCTGGTCATAAACCAGCCAATACTTCTCGTCCGGTGGAACGGCGCAGAATAGCACCGCCGTAACGGCATGGCCGGGATCGATGACGGCATACCGCGTCCACTCGTAAGGGATCTGATTTTTCGGCAGCTGGTCGGTGCCGATGGAGTGAATCCTTTTATCAAAGGTTGGGTAGACGAGCACGGAATCCGTGATGAAGTGACCTTCCGCTCGCATGCGGAGCACATCCTCTCCAGCTGCCGCCCACCGCTCGATCGACTTTTTCTTTTCGTCATTGTCGAGATACGGATTGTCCAGCATCCGCAGCTGAAACTGTCGGATAACCGACTTCTCTCCGAGGGCTTCCTCGCTGGCGTCAGCCCGCTCTTTCAATCCGAGTAACGCATTATTGGTGGAATGTGGCATCGCGGACCACACCAGCACTCCCTTGCGGTCGACCAGCCTCGCCTGCATCTCGGGAACCCAGTTCTCGTTTGACACGTCCTCGTCTAGGTGTACACGGTCGGCAGAAAAGCCCTGCGGAGGATCACCCTCTGAGCTAAAGAAATGGATCTCCCAACCATTGTGCAGCTTGCAGTTGCTGATCATCCCCTGACTCTTGAGCACCCAGCTCTGGCTCTTAATAAACCGTGGCGGGATTAGCGGCGGGGCAGGCTTAGCCTCTGCCCGCCGATCACCGTCCGTGGACGGGTCAAACGCCCTCCACTCGCCAGTGTCTAAATCCTTGATGATTCGGAATGCCCCGGCACGAAAGAGTAGAGGCGCGCAGACCAGAGAAATGTGTTTCCAGTCCTTTCCAATCACAACCAGAACACCGTCTTTCTCTGGATACTTGCCGTAGGGATCTTGCCCAGTGACGGCACGAGCATCCTCCACAAAAGTGCAAAGCGATTTGCCGCTGCGGTTGCCGCCGATCACCAAGACTTCTGACGCCCTGCAGGCGTGAATCTGCTCTTGGTTCTCATTCGGACGGTAAAGCTTTAGAGCCTCGAGCCTTCGATCCCTTAGCTCGCTTTGCAGCTCTTTGAGGCTTTCCTTTTCGTACTGTGTCATCCCCCCCGCTGGCGACCGCGGCCCCTTTACCACTGGGGCTTTCACTGCGGGATGCTTCTTCGATGAGGTTCGTGGCTTGCGCTTCGACATTGATCGTTACTCCCTTAAATGTTGCGACGGCCTCGGCCATCCGCTGCTCGAGCTCTTGCTCCAGCTCCTCCTCGCTCCAGAGTTGCAATGGCTTCTTCGCTCCCCCACTGTCCACGTTCTTTGTCACGAGCCGGCACATGGTTTCCAGTAGCCGGTTCCGAGCTGTGCCGCCACTCGGACTGTCCCAGTATTGTTTCACAAGCACTGCCGAGAACCCGCCGACTCCGCCGAAGTAGCGGAAGACATGCTCGACCAGCTCAGCGGTGTGCGGAATCGCTGTGCCGCCTTGACTGTAGCCCTTTAGGAAAACATCAACCCCGGCCTTCTCAATGTCCGTGAGGGCCTGCTGACGCTTTTCCTCTGCCCGCAGCCGGCTCAGTGCTTTGGCCTTCTTGATGCAAGCCTTGCACTCAGCTGTATAGCTTTCTTTGCCATCCTTCAGCCGCAGCCGAAAGTTGTCCTGATCGAGCGGTCGCTCAATCCCGCACATGCTGCATGTTTTTTTGGCCATAAGCAAAAGCGGGCCACGGGGATAGATCCGCCGTGGCCCGCCTCACACACACTCAAGGATATAAGACTCAGATGCTGTTGCTGACGAGGTTAACCCGCAGCTTGTTGCTGGCCGCAGCGTCGATCGCCTGCCCGATGGCAACGGTCGAAGCTCCGGTCGCACCGATCGCAGCAGCCACACCTGCGGTGCCGGCCTGAGCAACCATCGAACCGGCCGTGACTGCCCCGGTCGAATTGACCGTGGTTGGGCCCTTCACCACCAGCCAGACGATGTCATTCGTCCTCAGCTTGCCGGTCAGGTACTCGTCCAGCACACCATGCGCCTTGCCGGCGTTCACGTCAGCAGCAACCGTCTTGCCTGCAGCTGTTCCCGCGACCGAGAACTCTGTCAGGGATGCAGCCGCGTTAAAGGTGTACATGTTGCCGGCAATGGTGCTAGCGTCATCTACATCGTCGCCCTTATATCTGGCCGCCACGCAATAAACCAAGCGGCTTGAATGGCGATCACCCGACACGGGGTCAGCGTCCACAAAAGCCTTGACCTGTCCGACCATGTCGTTCCCGGCCTGCTGTTCGCCAGCGACAGGTGCGCCAGTTGAATCAAAGCCTTCGATCTTCTCGCCAGCAAGCAGCGTTGCTCCACGCTCGAACATCGGATCTGAAAAAATTGCACTCATGTGTTAACTCGCTCTCCTTTGGCTGTTACTTTGGATCAGGACTCTGCGGTAACCGCGTCGAGCATAAAGAACGAACGCGGTGAAGTAAACTTAAAGTTGCCGAGCGTCGAGCAACTAAAACGGTAACTTTGAAGTTGCTCGTCGTAGAACGGGCCCTCAGCTACCATCAGGTTATTCTCGAGGCACCGCAGCTCCATGTTGCCGACTGACATCCCAAAGCCCTTGCCTTGTGGGACGGCATAGTCAGACGCGATTTCACAGCCGTCGAGGCTTACTACCTCGTTGAAGCCCATCGCCTTCAGACCATTCTCCTTGGTGATCATGATCCGTTCCTTATCGTTGTAGGTGTTAAGGAACGCGATGTAAAGCTCGCGTGAGAGGCACACAAGGTCGATCTGAGCTTCCTTTGTGTCATTTCTCTTCGCGTGATGTAAGCCGTCGCGAATTGCCTGCACACAGTTAAGCTTCCAGTTACCTGCGGGAGTTGCCTCCTCGTTGTAGCTCTGGCTGTTGTAATTGATGATGATCGGCGAGTAGAAGTCCGCCGTTTCCGTAACTGGCTGGTTAGGCCAGACGGCATCACCATCACCCAACGCACCGCCACCGTAATACCCGAGCTTCGTCGAGATGCCAGCGTAGGTATCGTCTGGGTAGCCGTAGCGATCGCCGAGGTTGCTAGAAGTTCGCTTGGCAAATGGACCGACACCGCCCGACTCATCGATAGTGCCATCGTAACCCATGAAGGTCATGAGGCCGTCGAAGTTCTTTTCGCCGCCAGCCTCGCCGCCGTCGGCAAATGGCTGGAAGGAAAGATGCTGCTGCAGACCTTCCTGCAGACGCTCTGACATCTTTCCGGCCACGTCGACAAGAGCCTGCTGGCCACGGTTCTCCAGCATCTCACGTCGAAAAATGCTATCAGTCGTTGTAAAGCCTTTCCAGCCCAGCTCAGCTCGCTTCCATTGATTAACTCTCGCGAAGCTGCGAGGCTCCTGCCCGTTGTTCGATGACACGGGCGGCAGACGGTAACGCACATTCCAATCGAACGAACGGCCCGACTGATTCATCAAAATGTTACCGCTGTTCTCGAGAAGAGCGAAAACTTTAAACCGACGAAAGACAGCCTCTTCAGATTCCCGCAGGTGCTGTACGATGGTCGTAGAAATTAAACGGGCCCATTGGGTTGGCGTCGCCATTTTGTTTACTTTCTCTTGGGGTTACTGCAACATTCCTTGCTCTTTTGCAGCGGACAAAAGCCGCTCCTCAAAAGTCATTGGTCGCTTCGGGGTACGGGCGTCAGTGCTGCCTGCAGTTTGCCTTTGACTCGCAGTTCGCATGGCTTGCCTTCTCAGGAATTCCATGTTTTGCTGCTCGGCGGACGGCTGCTGCGGAGGCGGCGGTTGTTGTGGTGCTTGCGGCATCGCCTGCTGCGGGGCAAAGCCCTGTTGCAGCCGGCTAATAGCAAGATCTCTCTCAATCATTTTGGTGGCGTAGTCCCATCGGGCCTCCGCACCAACAATGCCGACGCGCTTTGCGTCTGCAATATACTTTTGGGCAAGTAACCCCTCGCTAGATACATTGCCATTTTCATCGTATAGCCAATCTTTGTTGCTTTCTTCCAGCGACGAGACATATTGCTCGTCTTTCATGCGCTGAAGTCTGGAATCTACGATGCTTTCGGCACGCTCTACGGCCATCCGCTCGACCATAGGGCCGAGGGTTTGCTCGGGGTTGTCGAGAAATTTTTGGGCGAAATCGGCCCGGTATTGCATGTGATCTTCCAGAGCAGCTCGAGCATCGAGCGGAGCGTCCGGGGAAATAACCTGCTGGCCGTTCTCGTCACGAGTGAGATAGCGTCGGTAGCTGTCTTTCAGATCCGGTGGATTCCACCAAGGGGGCTCTTGTGGTTGCTGCTGAGCAGCTGGGGGCGGGGCTTGGTTTCGGGAGCTCTTCCACTGCTCGTATTCCTCGCGATGGGCGAGCCAATCCTGTGCCACCGGCACGATCGATTGATACTGCTGGAGAGCCCGAGATGCGGCCTGCTCCCGCTGCATAGCCTCGTACAAGCGGCTGGCGATTGCCTGATCTTCCTGCCCAGCGAACTCGGGCATAGACCGGAAACTGTGCCAAGCATCCGATGGCGATTGTTCCTCGACATCCCCGGTATCAACCGGGGCTGCATCTGCCACCGATGCGTCACCCTCAGTAACTTCTGGCAGCTCTTCAGCTGGCTCAGCGGATCCTACTTCTTCCTCGGACATGCGGCATCCCTCCTGTGGATTGCCGCGATTATTAACTCACTTGCTGGAACTCCCAAGCAATTTTCTTACATCAGCTCAGGGTACATCAGCTGATCGCTCTTTGGTTCCGTTCGTTTGCGATCTTCCTCGATCTCTTTTCGGGTCTTTGCACGGCGGCCTTTTAACTCGCCATACTCGCTCGCAGCTTCCACCTGATCCCCGCGAGCAGCTGCGGCCTTCTTCTTGTACTGCTCCCAGTAATTGGGCTGGTCAGCCGTTGTTTCTCCCATCAGTGAGTTATTTGATTCCGGCGTAAAGAATCCGGCGATTCCTTGCGTAGCCGGCCCAATTGCGAATCCTGTCTGCACCTGCTCACCTATTAAGTCATCCACAATGCGTACCGGAGTGGTCGCGGCCGACGTTGCACCTGACTTGAGGCCAGCCTTCAGTGCTCTTATCGCCCCACCGGGGGCGGCCTTAATAGCACCAGTGGTGGCTGATAGGCCGGGAATAGCGGCATTAATAAGCAGGTTCTCAGGGGCGGTGACGCTTTCGCCGACTGTTTCCAGAAAAGCTGTTCCTGCTGGCGAAAGGAACGTCCTGTCGATTTCACCAGTTAACTTGCCGGCGGTCGCGTTGTAGGCGTCAGCAAACGCCGGTCCTGCGGTTGCCGAGAACCAGCCTGACATTCTGTTGTCCGCTCCCCGTATCTTTTTAGCCAGCTCGTCGAATTTCTGTGGGTCCGCATCGTCGGGCCTAACCTGTGCCTTGCGGTTCGCGGCCGTGCGAAGCTCGGAAAGATTCTGCGATTCGTTCGCGTCGGCATCCGGCTGCTGATTGGCGATTGTCCGAGCCGGCTCTCGCAGCCACCCGCTCATGCCCGGCAATGGATTCCACTGCTGTTGGAAGCTCGCGGCCATTGGATAGGCCGTATCGCCGATCATCATGTTGCCTACGCCGAGCTGATTGCCGGGATCGGCGTCCTGAGTTTTGGCACGGCCCTCGTCATCGTAAACCGAGTTAGGATCGCCCGATTCCCCCCGCGACCACATGTCGGCGGCGTAACCGAGTTTCCCGTCCTGCCCAAATG